GAATGGCCTGCTGTTCCTCAGCGCTGAACGTCCTGAATTCGTTGCTGTTGGCAAGCTGTCTGAACTGCTGGCGAAGCGCAGTTTCCATGCCAGCGCTGGTGTAGTTGGCACCGGCAGCGTTCCTGGCTCGCTCGAACAGGCTTTCGATGGTGTCCGCCTTGCGGAGACGGTTCCACAGGCTGATGCCGGTCATGAGCTGGCTGGCTCCTTCCTTGGCGTTGCCAGCCACGATGTCTGCCGGCTTGAGCCGCGACAGATAGTTGTCGAGCTGATCAACCATCACCGACGACAGACGCCCTTGATCGCGGTTGCCGGGATCGTTGCCCGCGCTGCGCATAATCCGGCGAAGCAGATGCAGGTCAGCGAGCGAGAGCTTTCCGTTCTTGGCCGTACTGAATACCTCGTTGAGTGCGGTGCGGATGCCGGGATGCAGTTGCGGGTGATAACCGAAGCCCTGAATGGTCCGTTCCAGATTGTTGGCGAACGCATCGAAGCTGGCAGGCGCGACGACAAGGCCGGCGTTGTCCGCCGCCTGAAAGGCGCTGGTGGCTTGCCGCTCCAGCCCTTCGCGCGTCGGGACGGCATTCCGGGCGGCGCGGTTGCCGCCTGTGAACCAATTGACCGCCTTGCCAGCAACGCGGCCCACTACCGGTGCCACGCCGCCAACGGCACCGCCGATCACGGCCGGCCACGTAGCGTCATCTCCGCGCACGGCGGCACCGAGTGCGCCTAGGCCGGCGCCGGACGCTGCGCCCTTCGTCACTCGCGTCGCGATATTCCTGCCTGTGATGCCGAGCGCGCTTGCGCCGAGCCGCGTCATGGCTATTGGGGCCAGACCGCCGACACCACCGCCGATCTCGGCGACAGTGCTCACTACCGGATGCTCCCGAGCGAAGGTCGCATCAAGTTCGGGCTGCGGGTCGAGCTTGTCGGCAAGGCCGAAGGTCGCCCCTCGCGCGACCGAACGCGCCACGTCATCGGCAAAGCGACCGGCCTGTCCTAGCCGCTCCATCCGGGTCTGCGGCGGGTCCACCCGGAGCGGCTCGCCAGCGATCATGCTCCCCGCCATTGCGCCGCTGTACTCGGCGACGTTAGCGGCACGCGGCGGCGGAAGGCCAATCTTTTCATCGAACTCCGGGCGCGGCATGTCGCTGTAGAACTTGGAGTACAGCGCATCGGAAAGCTGGCCGTCAGACAGGTCCTGGTACTGCGGATATTGGGCGCGAATTTCAGCGAGCGTCGCCATTATCGGATCCCCAGCGGGTCGGCGTCCGGTGCGGACTGTTCTTCTTCCGTGACACCTTCCGGCAAAGCTACCTGCTGCTCAGGAGCGGCAGAGCCGTCGAAGCCGAATTGCGAGGCGTTCGGATAGGCGGCAGCCTTGCGGAGGATTTCGCTGTAAGCCTTCTCGATGTCATCGAGCCGCCGGAGGAACTGAGCGCGGCTCTGCGACTGCGCCAGGCTGCCCATCGTGTCGCGGAGGAAAGCCAGTTCGCGTTCCGTGATGTTGCCCAGCGCGCCGCCGGTTGGCGATGCCGCGCGCATCTGGTCGAGGCGGTCAAAGGCGATGTTGGCGCCGATGGTATTGATGAGGCCGGCCATATCAGCGGCATTCGAGCCGCCGATGTTCTCCGCCGCCCATTCGGCCCCGAAGCCTACCGCCGGGTTGAAGGTGGAGGAATTGGCGGCGAGCTCGCGTGCCTCCTTGATGCTGCTCAGCACGGCGTCACCAGACCGCTGGCGCTGATCGGTGCGCGTCTGCGCCTGTGCCGCTGCCGCAGTAGCTTCCCTTGCCGCCGGGCTGCCTTGGATAGGCTCCATGCGGGTGGTTCCGGTAGCGGGATCCTCGATGAGCTGGTAGCCGGGCGGGATGGTGCCGAAGCGGTTGCCGTTGACGGTGACGTTATTGCTCGTGGCGCCAGCGCGGCGATTGGCCTGCACGAAGTCCATGAACGGCATCGGCTCTTCGCCAGCCTGAATGGCCTGCTGACGGTAGAAGGCATATTCCTTCAGGTCATCCGTCGAGGCCGGCTCGTTGGCCTTCAACGACTGCGCAATGACTGCCTGAGCCGCTTCCGGGTTGGCTTGCAGGTAAGCCTGCATCTCAGGCGACAGGTTGCCCAAGGACGGCAGCAGGGCGTCCAGCGCTTCCTTCGACGTGCGCCGGTCCTTGCGTTTGGTATCGCTCTCGGCACCCCTTGCGAAGCCGGCGAAGCCACGTCCGCTGCCGAGGCCGCCAGACATCATCCCAGCGCCAGCCATGATGAGCGCATCGGAATTGTCGCTCAGGAAGTTGCGGAACCCGCCGCCTCGGCTGAGCAGGCCCGGTCCGGCTTCCGGCTGGTTGAGCAGGCCGGGTGCAGCGGCGGCATCGCCATTGTCGAGCAGGCCGAGCTTCTGGCCTTCATCGCCGCCGCCAAGCACCGTGATCGGCTCAAGGTCATTGACCGGCGCGTCCGCTTCTTCCTCATCGTCTCCGACCGCGAAGTCACCCAGCGACGGCACTTGTGGCGGGGTCAGGGTCGCGATCTGCTGGTTGGTCTGGCCTGCAACCGACGCAGGATCACGCACCGGGCCGAGCGCACCGACACCGGTATTGCCGGGCATGAGCTGGCCCGGCCCCATGGGCGAGGTCTGCACCGAGCGCGGCATCACGCCGGGGATGGCGCCGGGCGCCTGCATGCCGCCTGGCGGCAGGCCCATCGGCCCCATAAGCAGCCGGCGAAGAACTTCGGTGTTGTACTGCGGAGCCGCCATCACACCACCAGATCGTATTGGACTTGGAGAAGGCCGTCAGGACGCACGGAAACCGCCTCAGGCTGGGTCAGCGCAAGATGTTGCGCCATTACGCCCATCTGGACGGGACCGCCGCTCTTGAGCCTGTAGGTGTAGATGGGCGTACCGCCATCCGTCTTGCCGATCCGGCGGATATCGGTCTTGGCGCGAATGTCGGAGAGCGAACCGATCTTGCCGACGACGCCGCCGGCACCGACAAGACCGCCGAGGATTTGGGATAGCATGCTCGGGCCGGGCTCGGTCTTCGTCGTCGTGCCGCCGCTGCCGGAGCCGCTGATGAGGCCGGAGTAGCGCTGCAACCGCTGCCACGGATCGTCTACCTGCTGCTGCTTGTAGGCATCCGTCACGCCACCGGCATTGAGCAACTGGGTGGCGTCGCCATAGCGCATCTGGTTGATGGTCGGTGCGAGGCCGAGGGCTCCCATCTGGTTGCCCTGCAAGGTGCCCGCCGCCTGCAACTGGCGGTTCCGCTCGTTCTCCCAGTTGGTCGAGAGAACATCGCCGCGGAAGGACCCGATGCGGTCTGCAAGAGCCTGGCCGAAGTTGACGGAACCATAGCGGCCGGCACCACCGAACTGCGCCTTCACCTGATCGGATATTTGCGACGACTGGTCGTCAAGCTGCTTCTGAAGGAACGGGTTGACGGCGCTGAGGTTGTCGCCGCGCGCCGTCGCAGTCAGGGCATCGCCGCCGACACCAGTTCCGCCGAGCAGCTGGCCGAGGGCGGCCTGTGAGCCTCGCATGTTCGGATCGCCGGCCCGGGCGATGTTGCCGATGGCCGAGAGGGCGGTGCCGGTCTGCGCGCTCATCGGCGCGACGGTGGATGATCCGCTCTTGTAGAGGTCGGAGGCGCCGGTCATGGCCTCCTTGAGATAGGGGACCTGCTCCGCCCACGGCGTACTCGTTTGCGTCGCGGTTTTCTGCGTCGGCTTCGTCATGCCAGTTCCTTGGAGAGGTTCACCCAGCGTGTCGCCTTCCAGCCTGGCAGCGAGCGCTGCCAGCCGACGCGGCCATCCACATGGAATTCCGTGCAGTCGTTCCTGCGGGCGTGCTCCGACAGCACTTCGTCAGCCAGCGGCACCCACTGCTCATGGTCGCGCGCCCCTGCGCTGACGACCTTGAGAACGCGCTTGCCGGATGCGCTTATCCGAACCTCGGTTCCGATGAAGCCGAAGGCCGCCTTGTCGTCCTCGGACCAGATGAGCCAGAGCAGCGTTTCGCCCGACGCGGCGCGCTTTAACTGCTCCGACAGCGGCCAGTCATCCGGGAACCGCTCGGCGAGCTTGCGGGCGTATTCGTCCAGCAGGGGCCATGCTTCCAGCACTTGCTCGGGAGACAGGGGCAGGATGTTCATCCGCGCCGCAGCACTTCGACGATGTAGGCCTGAAGCGTGATGCTGTCGCCCGCGTTGGCTAGCTGCCCCGAGATGACCAATTCCTGCTCAACGGTCGTGTCGAGCGTTGCGGTGATCAGGGCGTTCGCCGTGCTACCGAGGCCTACGGCGTCATAGCCGAGTTGTGCCCCGGCACTATTCCGGTTCTGGATCGTGAACAGGGCTCGTATCGCGACCCCGACCCCGACGGAAAAGCTTCCCATGCTGGTGCCGGCGAGACCGCCAAAGCGCAGGCGAACCACCTTCTGGTTGGCGCTGCTAGCGATACTGAAGATCGGCATGACCCTGATGGCGCCATTCGGCCCCATCAGCCGGCCCGGTATCTTGATGGTCGCCAGCGCCGTTTCCGCGGTCGTGCCCGTCAGCGGCGTGCCAGCAACACCCGAACTGGCGTAGACGCCATAGCCGCGCTCGCCGTAAATCTCGTTGATGGCCTGTACGACCTTTTCAGGCCGGGCCTCGTTGTGCGCCAGCGGCCTCATCGGCGCCCCGCCACCATGCCGCGGACATCGACGCCCTGAGCATGGCTCCACACCTCCCCAGCGGGGATCCTCACCCTGAACCGCTGGTACCGCCCATTGGAGCGCACAGGGCATTCACCCGATGGCTGCATGGCGCTTTCCTGCCCCCAGGTGCGCTCGTCTGCGATCCTGTCGCGCTTGCCGACACGAACCGTCGCAGCGGCGCTATCCACCACCGGCCGCACCGAGTTGGCGAAGAACCGCTGGCCGTCAGCCAGTTGCCGTTCGCCTGTCTCAAGAACCGCTTCCATCGCCGGGCCAGCAAAGAACGACAGACGGTCCGCTGCATCGAAGGCCGCAAACACTGGACGGACCCCCGTCCAGACGCCGCTATCGAGGCTTGGCGTCACGTCTTCCAAGGTGGCGAACAGCGTGTCGAGCCCTTCCAGCGTCGTGCCCGGCGTGGCCTGCGAGCCAATGAAGGTCGTCGGCACGGCCATGTCCGACCAGCGCCCGACCTTCCAGTTGAAGACCATCATCATGTCGGGGTCTTTGTTGGCGCCCGATGCGAAGGACCAGTAGACCAGCGGCCGCAGCGGATCGAAGGCGCCGACAACCTCGCCCACCTTGGCGTTGTTGAGCAGGCCGTGGAAGTAGTTGTTGACCTTCTCAGCGCCGATCGGCTGGTTGTCGAGCCAGAAGCCATCCTCGGCCAGATAGGCCACAGAGGCGCCGAACTTGATGACGCTGTGCGGGGCGATCGTGCCTTTGACGGCCTCGATCTTGACGAACTGGAAGACACCCTCGGCAGCGCCCGGCGTCGGGATCATCTGCCGGACGGTGCGCTCCTGAATGACGAAGCCAGCGGCCGCGCAGATTGCCTGCACATGGCCGCCTTCCGGGAAGCTCTGCACGTCCGAATTGTCGCTGCCGGCGGTCCAGTCGGTATCCGAGGCAGTGCCGCTCCACGCGATGCCAAACGGGTCGCTGGCGAGATGAGCCAGGATGACGTACTCGCCGAAGACATCGACATAGCGCGCCCGCGGGGGGTTGCCGCCGAGGTCGGCAAACACCGTACCGGCCTCAAGCTCGATGAATTGCGGGTTGTCCCCCTCGTGAACCGCAATGAGGTCGGTGCCGAACTGGGCGAAGGACCAGAACTGGCCGTCAGCCAGCGCATAGGTCGTGCCGCCGACGCTGTTCCAACTGAAGTCGGTAGCATCGAGTTCGAGGATGTCCGTCGCGGTGGCCGCGAACCCCCGGTAGGAGCCGTCCTGCCGTTGGGCATAGCAGTAGCCACGGCAGCGGTCGCCAAGGGGCTGCGAATATGGCGCCAGCGATGGCGCCGGCCGGTAGCTGTTGGCCCCGGGAATGACGTTGCGCGCAACCGCTGCGACCGTAGCATCCGTCTCGCTGACATCTGGCATAAACTCAGCGAACGGGATCTTCATCAGACCATGCCGCCACGCATCGGGTTGGCCCGGGGCAGTGGCGCCATTGGCGCGCCCTGCGCCATGCCCGTCGGGCCTTCCGGCGCCATGTTGTCGGCGCCCATCTGCTCAACAGGCGGGATGAGGATGACCTGTCCGATCTTCAGCCGGCGGGTATCGCGCTCGCTGATGCCGTTATAGGCGGCGATCTGCTTCCAGAAGTCGGCGTTGCCATAACGCTCAAGCGCCAACTGGCTCAGGGTGTCGCCGCGCTTCAGGACGTATTCCTCACCGCCGGCATCGGGCTGGCCATCACCGCTCAGCACGTCGATCTGTTCGAGGTCGACGGGCGCCTGTTCGGGTGCCGTCTGCTCCGGCGCACCGCGCATCATGCTCGGATCGTAGGTGTGCGGCTGGTTGGGCGCCGTCGCCCAAGGGTCTGCCTGCGCCTGCAACAGGCCATAGCCCGGGCGCTTCTGGTTCAGCAGGCCCGGTCCCATCATGGATGCGAGAAGGCCCGGCATCAGAACTGCGACGGTCGCATGCGGCCGAGAACTGCTCGGCGTGAGGTTTCGGCCCGGAGGCTATCAAGCGCCTCCCCAATTAACGGCTCGGTCATCTGCGCTCCTTCGGCATCGAGGATGACTTCCATTTGCAGGAGCTGCTTGGCCCGGCGGCGAATGAGCCGTTCGGCCTCGGTCGTCCACGCATTCGACTGCGTGTCGTCGGTCAGGGCATCGAGCCGGTAGTGGGCCACGGCGCGGACCGTGTATGCCTGGTCAGGCGTCGGGTAGAGGATGATGTTGCTGTCCAGCACCGCCCATGCGTAGGGCTGGCCGGAGGGTGTAGAACTGTCGTTGAACAGTTCGAGGATGGCCGGGTTTTCCTTGCCGAGGTCACGCACCTGCCCGCCGATGGTGACGAACAGGGCATCGACGGTGACAAGGTTGGGGATCCATGAGGCATCCGCGGCGCCGTACTCGCGCTGCAAGGCGACGGTGCTAAAGGTCAGGTTCCGGCTCTCGTTGAACCAGAACCGCTCCTTCCCGTATTCCTCGATTGCGTCGCTTATTGCGTTTGCGATGGCGCCCGTCAGGTCGCTCCGCTCCATCTCGCTCGCTATGCGGCTCTTGAGCACCGCTAGTGTCGGCATCTTCTGGAACCTCGCGAATGATGGAAGACGCCGCTATGGGCTCAGGCGACGGCCGCGAGGCGGCTGTCTTCAGCTGGTTCATCAGCCTGCGTCGCATCGACAAAACTCACGTCCTTGAGGGAAACATTGTGCTGCACGCAGCCGTCGAAATGGGTCAGGGCAATGCGCGGATCGACATAGATGCTGCACCCGGCCTTCCGGGCCTTGTCGCAGAAGGCGTAATCTTCGCCTTGCAGTATTTCGATCGGCCCGGTGTAGCCGATGCTCCGAACCTGCTTTTCCATCTCCGGCGACAGGTTGCTCGGCGCGATGTAGGCGAAGTCGAAATAGGCCCGCATGTGCCGCATGTAGGGCTCCGGCGCATGCCCGGTGCCGAAGTCGCCGAAGCTGAGATAGGGCCGCGCCAGGCCCGCCGCGTCGATCCGCTCGAAGACGCTGCGGTCGATGCAGACGAAGGCCGTGGCAACCTTCTTCACCTTCCACAGGCCCGTCTCCGGGTCTTCCTCGGGCGGGAGCTTGTCCCACTGGACCACGAGCCGTGCCGGGTCGTTCCAGAACGTGTTGCGGCCCTGATGGACCCCGGCGACGATATCGACCGGCGCCCGGAGCATGTTCAGTGCCTCGGGCACGCAGTCCTTCCATGCAATGTCGTCGTCAACGAACCAGACCTTGTCGCAGCCGAGCTCAAAAGCCTGCGCGACACACCAGTTACGAGCGTGGTGGATGACCGGCATCCCACGGCCCTTGATCTCGACTATCTCGATGCCGCGTGCCGCGGCCTCAACCATCGTGCGGGCCATCGCGGTCGCGTAAGCATCGCTGACCGTGCCCTTATAGGCCGGCGTGCAGAGCCCGATCCTCACGCAAGCCTCGCCGGCTTCACTGCCCGAAGGACGTAGCGGAACGTCGCATCCTGGTTGACGGCATGCACGATGTCGAAGTCTGCTCGATAGCAGAACCGATAGTCGCTCATCGGTGTGACGCCGACGGCGGAATAGTTGGGTTGGTGAAGAAAGCCGAGGCTTTCCGGCTGAATGACACGCGTATGGCCAGGATCGCCCCACAGCCACGGTGAGAACAGCGCCGGCGAGGTCCCGAAGAACATTCCATCGGGCTTCAGTACTCGCCAGATTTCCGACCACTGCGCGAAGAAGGCCAGGAAGTCGCCTTGGGCGCCAAGATGCTCCATCACCTCATAGGCGTGGACTTCATCGGCGCAGCTTTCCTCGAAAGGCCATGGCAACGCCGTCAGGTCGTGAACGACGTCCGGCTTGTGGTTGTTGTTGAAGTCAACCGTTACCAGACCATTCCATGCCGCGTTGTCGGCCTCGTAAAGCCGCTTTTTGTGGTTGCTGCCAGCGCCGAGCAGGATTTCCATGCAGCCTCGCACGCAAGAGAAGCGGAGCGGCCCGAAGACCGCTCCGCATTGGTCATCAGCCGCCGCTTAGCTCGCGTGCGGGTAGTACTTGATGATGACGTGCGCCTTGCCCTGCTCAGCGGCCGTGCCGGTCTGGGTGAACTTGGCGTAAACGTCCACATCCGCCGCCAGCGGCGCGGTGAGTGTCGCGGCGATATTGCCGAACATCTGCGCGCTGGCCTCGTTCACATCGCCGGAGGCGACGATGTTGTTGGCGGTCGTGCCGTTGGTGCCCACCGTCAGGACGTTGGTGGTGCCGGCGTTGAAGGTGGTTTCCACCAGTACGTCGGTGCCGACGATGATCGCGCCGGCCGGCAGCTTGTCGCCCTTGATGACGCCGGTTGCGATACCGGTATCGTTGTAGTTCACCTCGAAGCGAAGGGCGTGGACGTGCTGGTGATGCGTTTTGCGGGCATCGCTGCCCACGGTTCCGGTGGCCATTTTTTCAGCCCTCCTAGCTCGTGTGAGCCGCAGCGTAAGTCGAGATGACGATTGTGCCGAAGTCCTGGCCGTTGAACTGGGTCTTCTTCATGCCGAACATGGCCTGGGCAGAGACGCCCAGTTCGTGTTCGTAATCGAAGAGCTCTTCGACCCAGGAGAAGGACGCAGCGTCGGTGTTCTGCGCGAAGCCGAGGGCGCACGCCTGAGCACCCATGAACACGGCGCGGCGGACGGTCGTGATGGCCGTGCCGGCGGTGCTGTGGACGCCCTGCGTTACGTCGTAGGCCTGGCGGAGAACGATGCCATTGTACTCGCCGAGGGCGCCCGTATAGATCGGGTTCTTGCTGATCTGGCCGCCCTGAAGGCCCGCCTTCTGGATGTCGAACCAGTTGCCGGCCGTGCTCGCGTCCGTGCGCAGGTCGGTGACCTGGTAGGGATGCAGGTAGACGACGTACTTCTCGTCGCCGCCAACCATGATCGGCCGGATCGGGCCGCCGCCATCGCTGGCCGTCTGCGCCTTTTCCTTGGCGTAGTCGAGCCACTTCAGGGTCATCAGGTCGCCGGAGTCGAGCTGCTCATCGGTCGTCGAACCAGTTTCGGCGACGATGTGGCGGCCCGAGGTCGGGGCAAGGACGGCATTGAGGCCGGTGTACTTCAGCGAAGTCGCCGGGGTGTAGCCGCATACCTGATTGAAGAACGAAACCGACATGCGCTTGGCGTACCAGTCGCGCAGGCCGCTCTTGGCCTCGTCCCGGAGGTTGAATGGGACGCGCTTCTGATCGATCGTGTTCTTGTTGCGGTTCCGCACTGCGTGCCGCAGCTCGTTGATGAGGACGGCATCGCTGTAGGTGGTGAGGGCTTCCTCGTTACCTTCCAGCGTCTCGCCTTCGGTAACGCCTTCGCCCTGAAGCTGGGTGCGCAGGCCGAAGGTGATCTTGTCACCAGCGCCCTTGCTCAGCTCTTCTTTGCGGTGGATGACACTGTCGGACGAAGTGCCGATGAGGGGCGCGATAGGCGTGGCCTTAAGCGCTTCAACGGCCAGCTTCTTCGCCCACAGTTTCACCGCCAAGGCGTCGTTGACGCCATAGGTGGTCACAGCCATTTTGATGGCTCCTGTGTGTGATGGATCTGGGTTGTGTTGCGCTCGCGTTGACGCCCGCGGCAGGCGAGTACCGGATGACGGACCGGTGAGGCCGAAGCGTTTAGCGCCCGCGTGGCGTATGCCGTCTTTGGCTGTGGACTAGGAGCCCAGCAGCTTCTTCGTCTGGGCCGGATGCTTCTCGGTCCAGGTGTGGAATTCGTCGTCGCTCATCGCCAGCAGCGAGGCGGCGGTCATGCCCGTCTCACCAACACCGCCGCCAGCCTGCGAGAGCGACTTCGCCCCCTTCTGGCCGGCTTCGAGGCGGTCGAGCTCAGCCGCTGCTGCGCCATTCGGGGCTACAGGCGGCTTCTTGGACCAGCCACGATGCCGGGCGAGCTTGATGAGGCGCTCGCCGGGGTTCTCGCCCGCCTGCATGGCGGTAAGGGCGATGCCCAGTTCCTCGTTGTGCAGCACCTTCTGCGCCGACACTTCGTCGTAGCCGGTGAGCATCAGTTCGTTGATGCGATGCTCAGCGAGGAACTTGTAGGCGTCGCCGAAGTCGGGGTTCTTGGCGGCGTATTCCCGGGCAGCAACACGATAGTCGTTGGTGAACGACTCGATCTGCCGCTGTTCGGTGGTCTGCTTCTGCGCCTCGGCGTCACGCTGCTTGCGTTCACCTTCCTGCTTCAACAGGGCATTGAGCGCGCCGATGGGATCCTTGTCCGGGTCCGGTATTTCCGGCTTGGCGGCCTCAGGCGGTGCCAGGCGCTCGTTGATGACCGCCATGCGCTCTTCGAAGCGGGCGCGCTCGACCGCACGGTCGCGGCGCTCGGTTTCGAGGGCAACCTGAACCTTCTTCCGTTCCTCCCGCTCCTGATGGAGCGCCTGATGGGGGACGGTGGTCTTCGGCTTGGCGGTTTGCTCGGCCTCAGGGGCCTCTACAGCGCCTTCGGCCTCTTCCTCGGTATCTTCGGCCTCCGTTTCGGGAGCGGCCTTCTCTGCCGCCTGCATTTCGGCAAGCTGCGCGTCTTCCTCCGCCGTCATGGCGAAGTTATCGTCGGTGGTCATGTGCGCTGATCCATGCGAAGCGGCAATTGACGCCTGCCGCTGACGAAGAAGGGTGTTTCAATGGCAGTCCAGCCGCAGCCTGCCCCCTTCCCGGGCATGCACGACATTACGAAGAAGATGATCGACGCGGGCCATGCCCGGTTGCTGCAACTGATCGGCCAGTTCGAAGCCGACCACATCGCGGTCGAGGTCTACACCGCGATGGAGATAGCCAGGCTCTCGTCCGAGCCCGGCTTCCAGTACCCCTAGTTCCGCCGCAGGACTTCCACGAGGAGGCTTTCCAGCGTCAGCGTATCGGTGCCGGTCGCAAGCTGCGCCGTGAACACGAGGTTCTGAGCGACAGCGGTATTGACGGTGGCGGTCACTGGTGCCGTCGCGCCGCCTGCAAAGCCATTCTGCGACGCCACATTGTTGCGATTGCGGATGAGCGTGAAGACCTGCGTGGAAAGACCAGTGGTGCCGGTCGTCGAAAGGAACGCGGTTCCGCCGATATCGGCAAACCGGATTCGCATCGTCTTGACGTTGCCATTGTTCGTGAACGACCAGTGCGAGATGATCTGCAGAACGCCGTTCGACCCCATCGCCCCGCCGGGAATGACGGTCGTGGCAATGACCGTCTCGTTCGTGTTCCCGGTGTGACTGACGCCAACAGCGGAGACGCCGAGCGGCACCCATGATGTGTTCGCCTTGACCAGCGTCGGGAGCGACAGCATTGGCTACGTCCCGTAGATGTAGCGGACGCCCTCACCCGACACCAAGGCGTCGATGAAGATGTCCGCTAGGTTGTCGCAGGGGATCGTCACGGCGTCGCCCGGGTCGAGCAGGACGCCATCTCCGGTCGCAATGGTCGCATCCACGCCAGTGGCGCCGACGGCGATCTTGCTGGTGTTGTCGGTCTGCGCCTGAATCATCACCCATTTGGCGGCAGTCGATGCGGCAAGGGCTTCATCGGTTCCGGCCGCGGTAACGGTCTTCACACCATCGCCAAGACCGGTGGTGACGCCGCCGCCGCTCGGATCCACGGGGTTGCCATTGGCATCGAGCGTGTAGACTTCGATCGGCAGCACTGAGGCAGGCGGTCGGGCCATTCTAGTATCCCCCCATCGGGTTAGCAGGCATCGGCAGCGTGATCGGCGTCGCCGCTTCCTTCGCCGCCTTCACGCGGTCCAGCGCGGCGCTGGCGTCCTTCTGGCCGGCGCTGGCCACTGTCTCGGCCGTCTCGGCTTGGTGCGTCTGCTGCGCCATCTGCATGGCCTGCTGCTGCTGTGGCGCCTGCTGTTCGGCCCGCGCCTTCTGCTGCTCCTGCCACTTCTGGACGATGGCAGTCGGCAGCGGCGAGTACTCAAGGAGCAGCGAGATATCCTCAGGCGAGATGGCCTTGCCGAACATCGGCAGCAGCTGCATGAAGGTCGCGAAGACCTTCTCTTTCTGGTTCGGCGAGGTCGGGCTGTCGTCCACGATGACATCGTATTCAGCCGAGCCAGGCTCGTGGATCAGCGGCACGTACTGCGCGCCTTCCTCACCGACGATACGGATCAGCCGGCCGTCCGACATGCGCTCCGTGATGTAGTAGAGCAGGATGCGGCCCTGACGCTTGCGGTAGAGCCGCAGGGCATCGAACAAGGTAGCCAGGATCGTCATGCCGGCCTGCTTGCGATGCTCCTCAAGAACACCGGGCTGATTGGCATCACGAAGGCCAAGAAGCTCCAGATTGACGCCCGAGACATCCCGCAGGGACGACAGGGCGAACTGCAACAGGTTGTCGAAGCCGGTCGGGAAGGCCGCAGTCTGCTTCGGCTGGATCATCCCGCCGGCGAGCGCGCCCTTCTTCGTCCACGTGATTTTGCTCGGATTGGCGTAGGTGTCCTCGGCGTCGGCGTCGTTGTCGAACGCGCCCCGCTCGGCGAACATGCCGCCTTTGGCGTTGCTGTTGAGGATGTGAAGCGACTGCGCCAGCCACTTGTTCGCCCAGCGCTGGGGATCCTTCATCATCCGAACGAGGCCGTAGAAGGTCCCGCTATTGTGGTCGCGCTTGCCGGTAACAAACTCCCACGAGAAATGCCCTTCGCAGGGTGACGGCCCCATTTCCAGCACCGTGGCGCCGATGAAGGCCTGCTTGTAGACGCGGCGCATCATCTTGACGGCGCGCATTGGCTCCATCATGCCCGGGAAAGCCTTCTGCAGCTGGTCTGCCCGCTGCTTCAGCTTCGGGTAGTCGCTGGCATCCACATCCTCGGTCTGGCCGTTCAGCGCGACCTTGTAGTAGGCCTCCCGCTCCCACCACTGCAGGTGGACGATGGTGACTTCCTTGCGGCCGGTGCCGGGTTTCTCGTTGTCGCCATCATCCTGATAGGCAACTTCCGGATCGGCGTTGTGCGGCTCCTTCGTGTCGTCACCGCGCGCCCATGCCGCATCGAGGTCGCTGATGTCCGCCTCGGGGAACAGGGCCTCGGCTTCCTCGCACGGCATCGTCCGAACGCGCCATGCTCGGCGGGCATCGACATAGTTGCGCTTGCGGGCAGAGCTATCGACGTACGTTTCGAGCGGGTTGATGCGCTCGACAACGACCTTGCCCTGAGGATCCTCCTCGTACTCGAAGCGGGTTTCGGTGCAGCCGACGCCGCAGATGATGAGGTCCTGGAAGCTGTCCGTTTCCTCGTCCTCAGCGTCGCATTCATCGCGCGCCCATTCAGCCGCGGCGGTCAGAACCTCGTTCTTCTTGGCGTCGCCAAGCTCACGCGGGATGTACTGGACTTCGCGCCGGTTGCCGATTTCGAGGCCAACCACGGCTTCGACCGTCGGCAGAATGCGGTTGAAGGTGATGACCGGCCGCATTTCCTCGGCAAGCTTCGCCTTGTCTTCCTCGGTCCACTGGTGACCGGCGACAAAGTCGTAGTCGTCCTTCGCCTCCCGGCGCCATTCGGCCGAGTGCTCCTTGTCCTTGCGGAACCAGCCCTTGGCCTTGCGCAGGAATGCGTCGCCTTCGTCCAGTGTCGCGGTCGTGCCGTCTTCACTGAGCTCGGAAGCGTCGCCGTAATCGGCCATGGTCAGGCGGTAGCCAATCCGCTGTCGCCTTCACGCGGCGCATTCGACTGCGCACGCAAGCGCCAGTGCGCCTTCTCAGCCTCATCAAGGTCGAGCCAGGTGCGCTTGTGGTCCGGGTTCCCTTCCTGATGAAAGACCATTGCGGCGTAGCGATCGTCTTCGGACAGATCACGCAGCACGCGGCTGTACATCAAAGCTGAGACGGACATTTAGACAGCACCCATGATGTAGGCCTCGAAGGCCTTGGCGGCTTCCAGCACGCGCTCATGGCGGTTGGACGCGCCGTACACCTGAATGGCCATGCGGATACATTCGGCTCGCAACTCACCGCCTAGACGACGCTCCTGGGCTTCGTGCCGCCTCTGAATGGCTTCCTCGCGCTTGGCTGCATCGACGCCGGCAGCCGCCAGCGCGGCCTCGGCCTCGGCTGCCAAGTCCAGCCTCCCTGCTTTTACGCCGACATCCAAGATGGACCTCCGTTGTTGCGACCATGACGATAGCGGCGCTTGTCCGTGCCGCGGGGGAGTTGCGATTCCTCGTAGGCGACGCACATCAGCCCGAAGGCATCAGCGCCGTGCGAGGCCCAGTCGTGTTCCGGCCCAAGGCCGATGTTGCGCGTTTCATCGCGCTTCTCGTGATAGGCGCCGAGTGCGTCACGTCCCGGCGCTGTCGGCGTCTCGTTGAACCACATGCGTGGGAACAGCCGGCGAGCCGCCTCAATGCGCATCTTGGCAGCGCCCGCACCCTGGTTCGGGATTACCTCAACCTCAAACAGCGCATCTCGGAGAGCGCTCGCATAGCTGACGTCGTGAACCTTGTCGTTGGTGTCGCCATCGTGCGGCAGGACGCAGAGCGCCTTGGAGTAGCCGTTGTCTCGTAGCCATGTGACGTGCGTCGCAAGCGGCTGGCCGCGCGCTTCGTAGTAGTCGAGCACCCGGATTTCGCGCCCCACGAACTGCGCAATCCAGATGGCCACCGCATCGGCCTTTGCGCCCGTGCCGCCAATGTCGAAGATGGCGCGATAGGTCATCAGCGGGTCGGCGCCGACGCGGCCGATGCGGTTGTCCTGCTTTGCCTTGGTCAGATCGGCCGCGAAATAGGCGCCTGCAACGACCGTCACGAAATCACCTTCCCAGACGTGCTCGTATTGCTCCGGGCGCTTCGCCATGTCGTCGAGCCGCTTGTCGTTCAGCCCCTTTGGCATCCACGGGTTGTCGAGCCAATTCATCTCCACGATCTTGGAGTTGGCCGGCGGCTCTACCCTGAAGCGCTTGTGCGTCGCGCTGTGACGATGCTCCGGGTTCCACGTCACCCAGATTTCCGAGCCATCCTCGCGAACCGTCGGGACAGCCTTGTCCCAAGCCGCGGCTGAAACCGGCTCTGCCTCGTCTACCCAGAGAAGGCGGATTCGCGACTTTGACTTGATGCTGTTGAGGTTGTGCCGCAGGCCGATGAACGAGAAGTCGATGCGCCCATCGCGGGTCCGTACGTACTTTTCACCGACATCGTAGCGCTCAGCCAACCACGGCTCGCTTTCGATCGCCGCCTTCACCTCTGCGAGCGAGCTGTCGTCGAGTGAGTTCATGAACTCACGGCCACAGACCACGACGCCAGGCATATTCGCCTGCGCGAACTTCAAGCCCCAGACGGCAGCCATCTTGGCAAACGAACGGGTCTTGGCCGAGCCGCGCCCGCCATACGCTCCCCGGTAGTCGGCCTCACCCGTAAAGACAGGTATGAGCTTCGGAGGAAGCTCAATCCGCGCTATTGCCATCTACCTTGGGCGCTACCAGCTCGATCATCGTGATCGGTATCGGCCCGCCATCCGGCCCGCCAACCGTGTGGTCGATCTTGTCGCCGTACTTCTTCGGCGCCAGCTTCGACATCAGCCACTTCCGACTATCGACGCGGAGCTTGGACCGGCTGATGTGTTCGTGATCGGGGACTTCGATCGCGCCGGCGTCGGACTGGCGCTTCATCCAATCGTTCGAGCCGTCGTCGGAAATCTCAAGGATCTCCTCGGCGAAGTAGTCGGCCTGAGACTCTTTCGCCCGCGCGTATTGCTGACGAAAGGCGTCGTTCGCCTCAAGCCAGCGGTAGACTGTCCGCGCTTCCGGCATTTCCTCGGCTTGGCAGATTTCCCTCATGCCCATGCCGACAGAGACGCGCTCGCAAATGTAGTCTGCCGCTTCCTGGGTAAAGCTAGACGGCCTTGCCACTGAACCTCACGAAGCCGACGCTTTTCCGGTCCCCGACCAGGCTACAAGCGAGGCGAACCGGCCATGTTGCCCGTCTATCGCCAGCTATGAATGCGGCGCAGTCACAAGGCAGCGGCACATAGGCAGGCGCACGGTGCAGGGCGCACCCCGAGGAATGCCCAGCAAACATTGATCTACCTCAGCGTGTTATGTCGGGGACTGTTAGGCTGTAGCAATCGCCACATTCTGAGTCGCGCGAAGGTCACGGACTGCTTCCGCGATACCGCCATCAGAGGCCCATTCACCATTTGGCACAGGCGCTTACAAAGAGGCGTCTCGTAACCCTAGACCTTGTAGGGTCACCGCCTTGAGCGGGTCCGCTGCCGAGGCAGCGGTTTCGGGTTACGAGAGTCACAAAGACATAAGTCTTTATTGCCTACGTGTCAAGTATTTCAACTACTTATGATGCTTTCGACGCGTCAGGTCCCCGATATTTCAAGCGCTTACCGGTGACGCCATTGAGCGCTACTTCGGCCCGCTCAAGGTCATTTACGCCGAGGGCAACGCGGTTGTTGTAACGAAAGTCAAACTCAGCGAGGTACCGGTATACATAATCGCCAAAAGAAAAACCCGCCTCGGATGGTTCCGGGCGGGGCGCAAATCATCAAGCATCAATTACGCGGGTAGAATCCGCTGCTTCGCTCCCGCTGTCAACATCATCCTTCGGCAGTCCCAACGCTTTCGCCAGAGCGTTGGCACCGATGCGCAGCGCGCCGATGAAGTACGGCGCTTCCAGGTCACCAACCGCA